CCCTATCCGCCCCTGAGCGGATCGCGTTTCTTGGAAATGTTAGGAAAACGGCCTGCTTGTGGTGTTTTTTAGGCTCAAGGCGTCGGCTTCGGAGGCCAACGCTCTATCCAACTGAGCTACGGGCGCGTATTGGGCTTTCGGCATCTGACCTAGCCCGATTGTCACTGCGATGGCACTTTCGCTGCTACTAACGCCTCGGTGACCATCCCCAGCGCGGACGCGGCGCGCGGCGCGACGGTCGCACCAGTATACAAGTGACTCGTGCGAATGTCGGCATGCTGCCCAAGTTCCTGCACGGCCCGATCGTCGCGCGTGATACTAGCCACGAGCGTCAAGAAACTGTGCCGAAGCTGGTAGGGCGTCACGTCCAGTAATTCCGTCCGGAGTCGCCGCGCGACGGCTCGGTCTAGGCTCCGGCTCGCATAGGCGCGCGCAATGGCCCGCCGCGCCCTCCTGGCGGCCCGCCTGAGCGATGTTCGGGCTGAGCTGGTGGAATGGCTACCCCAACAGCCGAGCGCCTTGTAGCGGCGCAGGGCGGCCCATGCTTGCGGTAGGAGCGGCAACCAGACGCCCGCGGCCCCCTTGCCTTTTCGGCGAGCGCGTATATATACCGCCTCATCCCATCGAATGTCGTCTGGTGCAATTTTTGCCATTTGTGCTGGCGGCCAGCCGGTCCAGCGAAATAATTCAAGCCAGGCGCGAGTCATGGACTCTGGCATCGCGTCAAACAGCAGGGCGATGGCGGCCTGGGACAGATCCCGCGGCGGCCCGAGCTCGACGCGATAGCGCGGTACGTCCTTCGCCGGGTTGGGGGCGCTCTTGCCGTCCAGCACGCTCCACAGGTGCATGATCGCCGTTCGGCGATGGTTGACCGTGTTCGGCGCGTAGCCTTCAGCGATCCAGCGTTCCAGTTGCGCGCGAATCTCGCCGGGCGCAATCCCTTTTCGGGTACGTTCCGGCCCAAAATGGGTCAGCCAGAGCCGGAGATCGTCCTCGCGATGCCGGTACGTCGGCATGGTCTGCACTTGCGCGAGATAGGCGCGGATGTCTTGCGCCAGCGTCGCGCCGGCAGCCGGAAGGTCGGCGCCCAGCCGGACGCGGACGCGCTTTTCCTCGCGCCAGCGCCGCATGACAACGATCGCCGTCTCGGCCGGAAAGCACTTGGAATAGAGCTGACCGCGCACGCGCACGCGCGCCCGCCAGCCGGTCGCGGTCCTAACAATCCCGACTATTGCCTTGATGGGCTTCATATTTCCAGAGCAGGCGATCGATCCACATCTCAACCACGGCCAGCGCGGGCGGTTGCACTTGCGCCAGCGCGATCAGTTTCTCGGCGACTGTCCGTCGTCGCTCGCTTGACGCGGGACTCGGTGATGGACTCGAAGATGTCTGCGAATACAGCGAAGATCGCATCCGAAACGGCGGCGCGAATGTCAGCAAGTTCGAGGACAGGGCCGGTGACGGAGACATCGCCGGGAGGGTGACGGCTGGCTTTTGTTTCATAGTGCTGGGGTTCTGCGCCGGTCAGGGTTTCCAAAGACACCTGATAGAGCTTGGCCAGGTGTTCCAATGTGTCGCGTTCGGGGCCTGTGGCGCGTTTACCGTTTTCAATTTGGCTGATGGTGGCGGGATCGACGCCGATCATGGCCGCTACTTCGTAGGCTCTCCAGCCACGCGCATTACGGAGGCTGACAAGCTGTTTGCCGAGCGCGATCCAGCGGGGATCGCGCTCTACGGGCTTTCTTCCGCGCTTGACTTTTGTCATGGTGCCACACCTTAACACTTAACCCAAATCCGGTAAACGCGTGTAATTGTTTCTCTGTCAGACGCTTACGGGGTATTTGTAGGCGCAATGTTCTTTGCGCTTGACACCATTACGCGCCAAGGCGTATTGTGTCGTCATGACGTTGCGAGACGCGCGGAAGGCTCGGAAGATGACGCAGGCGCAATTAGCCGCCAAGTCGGGCGTACCCCAGCAGTTTATTTCCCGCCTGGAGCGCGGGGACGCGCGCAATCCCGCGCACCGGGCCGTTATGGCGATCTGCCTCGCGCTTGAGATGGACCCCCGCCAGATCGATGAATTCCACAACGGGGGCCGCCGGTGAGCGCCATGCCGACGATCGATAGCCCGTATCTCACGCTCGCCGAAGGGGCGATCCGGTGGCGCTTCACCGTGACGGCGCCCAAAGAGCCCGTCCAGGCGCTCCGCGAATGGTTGGCGCGTAATGCGGTGCCGATCAAACGCCGCGGTCGCGTAATTCTCGTAGAAACGGCCGTCGTTGACGCCATGTTGGATCGTTGAATCACGGTTCAGAGTGTGTGTGGTGCGCTTATGGGAAATCTAGAACATTCGTTTGACGCCCCGAAGTCAACCGGCTTGCCGGCGGTCGATGTTGCGCTGTTCTTGCGCGCCGCCGTTGAGAGCCAGGGCTTTCAACACCAGAGCGTTGCCGGGGACATCGGTTACCACGGCGATTACTTCAACAAAGTCCTGGGCAACGTGCGCGGGATCACGCTGGATCGCCTCGGGCGGCTTCCGCTCGACGTGCAGCGCGATCTGGTGGGCCGGTGGGCCGCCGCGCTCGGTATGGCGCCCGCGCCGGGTATCGAACAGCTCGCGGGACTTGCGGATCTGATTGCCTCGCGCCGCGTGCGCGTCACCATTGAATCGAGATAACAGGAGTCATATGAACCAGCCCGAGTCGCCCGTCACGCCGTTCCATCAGTTTACGCACGATGGCGCGGAAGTCTTGATCTTGCGGTGCGGCCCGCAGGACGGCCGCTCGTATGGCGGCTTCCAGTGGCCGCTGACGGTTGGGGCCGAAGTCAGCGCGCCGGATTGGAATCCTGCGCCGGTGTGCGGCGGCGGGCTGCACGGCTGGGCCTGGGGCCTGTCGTTCGGCGACGGCAAAGAGCCCGACTGGAATGGCCGCTGGATCGTCTTTGGCGCCAAGCCGGCCGATGTCGTGTTAGTGGACGGCAAGGTCAAGGCGCGCTCAGGCGTTATTCGGTTTGTTGGCGAGTGGCAGGCCGCAACCAATTTCATTCTGTCGGGGCAGATCGCGTGGGTGCTTCACGCCTCCAGCGGCGCATCGTCGGCCACGGGCAACAGGGGCGCATCGTCGGCCACGGGCTACAGGGGCGCATCGTCGGCCACGGGCAACAGCGGCGCATCGTCGGCCACGGGCGACAGGGGCGCATCGTCGGCCACGGGCAACAGGGGCGCATCGTCGGCCACGGGCGACAGCGGCGCATCGTCGGCCACGGGCTACAGGGGCGCATCGTCGGCCACGGGCAACAGCGGCGCATCGTCGGCCACGGGCTACAGGGGCGCATCGTCGGCCACGGGCAACAGGGGCGCATCGTCGGCCACGGGCGACAGCGGCGCATCGTCGGCCACGGGCTACAGGGGCGCATCGTCGGCCACGGGCAACGCGAGCGCTGCCGTCGTGACCGGCCTGGACGGTCGCGCTCGCGGCGGCCCCTACGGAGTGATCGCGCTGGCGTTCTACAACGCCAAGGCGAAGCGCCAGGAAATGCGCTGCGCGCGGATCGGCAACGGCAAGGATCGCCAATTGAAACCCGGAAAATGGTACCGGCTCGACGCGCGCGGGCGCTTCGTTGTTGACAAGGTGCAGTCATGAGCGATTCGCAAAAAGTGTCACCGGAGTGGTTACGCGATCAGCGCCGAAGCGACATGCAACAGGGCTGGATCGATGGCCCGGTCTGGCGCACGGTGGGTAACGGCCTTCTGAAACTGGTTCAGCCCGCCGCGAAAGACGACGGCCGCAAATGAAGCCGCAAATCTTCGTATTCGGCTCCAACCTTGCCGGGCGTCACGGCGCGGGCGCCGCGGCTGCCGCGTTGCGACTCTATGGCGCGATTTACGGCGTTGGCGTGGGCCTACAGGGCAATTCGTACGGGATCCCCACGAAAGACGCGCGCGTGCAGACCTTGCCTCTGTCCGCCATCAGCGGCTACGTGCACCAATTCATAGCCTTTGCCGGCCAGCATCCGACATGGGTTTTTAACGTGACGCGCATCGGCTGCGGGCTCGCAGGCTATACAGACTCAGACATCGCGCCAATGTTCCACGACGCCCCAGCCAACTGCAATTTACCAGAGGGATGGCGCCCATGACCGGCGATGAGTCGCCACGCTGCACGAAGCGCCCGTATGGCTCCGTGGAAGCCGTACGCCGGGCGCACCGGCGCGCGAGCTGGCGGGTCCGCGCCTACTGGTGCGAAGACTGCCGCGCCTATCACGGCACCAACCACGAGAAACACCGGGACCATTACGAATACGAGGACACCCGGCGGCGCTAACAAATCTCGTGGCCGTATGTTCCAAGGCTGGACACGCGCCAGATCCATAACTCCGTAGGGCCTCCGTAGGCGCAATTAAATAGGCGTAGACAAGCAGATCAGCCCGTGGTATCGTCCGTGCATTGGTGTTGACGCAATGACAAATCAACCAACCGTCCGGTGCGCGTGGTGCAAAGCCCTAATGGTTCAGGGCGATCCGATCGTGCCGGAATCGCACGGTATCTGCCCGCCCTGCGCGGTTGACTGGCCAGAGAGGGACAGTCCAGACGAGCCCGAGGCCGACGACAGCGAATTGGCGGCATGGCGGGAGGTGTCCCGTGTGTGATTGCGCCTGCGGTAACTACGACTCGCGCTGCCAAAACGACGGTTGCAGCAACGGTGAATGCCGGGACTGCCGAGACGCGCGCGAGGCCGAAGAGACGCAGCGCGCTCGCGTGACGGCGGCGCTTGAAACGATCCAGGCCAACGCGGCCGGGCATCCTGCGGGCCTTGACCCGCGAAAGGGTTAGAAAAAGTGAACACGCACATCAATCTTCTGTTTGAGGCCGCTTCGCCAAGGGCGCGGTTCTTGACCTCGGCTTCCGGCGAAGCGTTTATCGCGCTCACGATTGGCGGATTCGACGCGATCTTGCCGGGCGCGGATGCCGCAGCCGTGGCCTCTGCGCGGGCCATTGCGGCGGCGCTGGGCACGGCGGCATGCGCGCTCGAAGCCGAGATTGAGCGGAAAGCGGTGGCCGCATGAGCGAACAGACCGCAACCGCCGTAGCCGACGCGCCGCCAGTGCGCGATCCGCAAGAGCTCGCGCTGATCGACCTGAGTTCTATCAGTTTCCCGCTCTTTCTCACGTCGGCCTCTGAGCCCGATCCGAACGCCGCGAGCACCAAGATCGTGGACCGGATTCGCGCGCTGACATCGCAGCACAAGCACGCCGCGATCTGTTGCGACTCGGGCCGCTCGTTCCGCGCTGACATCGATCCGGCCTACAAGGCGCAGCGCGAAGCACAGCCGGCGGCGTATCACCATCAGGTCGCGCTCGCAAAGGAACGGCTCGAAGCGGACGGCTATCCGGTGTGGGCCGTCAAGGGCTTCGAGGCTGACGACCTGATCGCGACGGCGACGGCCAGGGCGCTGGCCATGGACGGCTCGGTGCTCATCGTCTCGGCCGACAAAGACCTATTGCAGCTCGTGGGGCCGAAGGTGCGCGCGCTCTCCCCGGCGACCAACAAGGACTATGACGAGGCGGCGGTCGTCGCCAAGTTCGGCGTCCAGCCGTCGCAGATGCGCGATTATCTTGCGCTTGTCGGCGACGCTTCCGACAACATCGTCGGGGCTAAGGGCATTGGGCCAAAGAAGGCCGCCAATCTCTTGCTTCGCTTTGACAGTATCGCCAACCTGCTCGCGGAGATGAAAGGCGCCGATCTTCATGGGCCGCCTTCCATTGTTACGCCGTCAGAGTTCGTTTCGCTTGCCGAGTTCAAGGATCGCGCCGAGACGGTCTGCAGGCTGATCACGCTCCGCTTTGACGTGGAGTTGCCATTCGAGGAAGTCGCCGCCGAACGCGCGCCGCGCAATCAGGCGCCCATGGAGGACGAAGAAATGGAAGCATTGGAAACGCCAACAACCGCCATCGTCGGCGAAGTGTTGCCGCCGCTCGCGGCGCCCGTTCCGCAGAACGGCCCGGCGCCGGTTGCCGTTACGTCGTCTGGTCCGGTGGTCGCAACGCAGGCCGCGGCGCCGCCGGCCGCGCCCCCGGTCAGCATGGGCCAGGCGCTCGCCTCTCCCGAAGCGGTTGGCCTCGCGCCGGTCGAGTTCGAGAAACAGCTTGAGCCGCGCTCGCTGGGGCAGGCTGGCAAACTCGCCGAGTACATGCACCGCGCGGCCATGTTCAAGGGCTACGGCAACGCGCCCGCCGTGCTGTCAACCATCCTGGCGGGCCGGGAGCTTGGCATGCAGGCCATCGCGTCCCTGCGCGGCTTCCACGTAATCGAGGGCAAACACTCGTTGGCGGCTGACGCCATGCGCGGGCTCGTGCTGCGCTCCGGCGCCGCGAAATACTTCCGGGTCGTGGAGCGCACCATCGAGCGCGCGACGTTCGAGACGTGGCGCAAAGACGATCCCGAGTCGATCCGCTTGACCTATACGATCGAAGAGGCGCGCGCCGCCTACGGTTTCGGCACCGACGCGAACGAAAAAGCGCTCAACGAGCGTGAGGCGAAGTGGCGCGCAAGTTCCTGGGGCAAGCAGGCGGCTGACATGCTCGCGGCTCGGGCGTCGTCCAAACTCGCGCGGTTGGTCTACGCGGACATCCTGTTTGGCCTCTATTCGCCGGCCGAGCTTTCCGATCACGAGGCCGCGTAAATGGGCTCGACGCTGCAACCTGTCGCCGAACTGGATGACGCGACCGCAATTCGAGTCACTGATGCCGTGCTCCGCTACATGGCTAAGTCAATGGCGATGACCGACGTTTATGAGGACCAAGAGCAGAACTGGATATTCGGGCACATGGTAACGCTAGCGCAGAGGCTTGCGCTCGATTTTCAACGGAAGGGCCTTAGCAAATGACCGATCACGAATTGCACATCCTGCGCGCCGCGAAGGCGCTGATCGATACGCTCCTGGGCGCGAGTCCCGCGAGCGACAACGGCAACGCGCCTGAGCGCGCTAACGATCGCGACCTTGACAGCAAATGGGGCGATCCCGATGTCAAGTTTCACCCACGCGACTGGAAGGGCGAAGCCTGCAAGGGGCGCCGCATGTCGGAGTGCCCGCCCGAGTTCCTTGATCTGCTCGCAGGGACGTTCGATTACTTCGCCAAGAAGGCCGACGAAACCGGCGAGACAACCAACGCCGGCAAGCCCGTAGCGCCCTACAAGCGGAAGGACGCCGCCAGGGCTCGCGGCTGGGCGCATCGGATCCGAGGCGGCTGGCGGCCGGAGACGGTAGACGAGCCGGCGGCTGGTTCACTCGCGGAAGGGTTCGGCGATCCAGCCGAGCCGTCCGGCTTCGACGTGAGCGGCTTTGAAGAAGTAGACGCGGATTCGATCCCGTTTTAGCCATGGCGCAATACGTCTTCGCCGCCGAAGTCTCGGCCGACGCAAAGCCCAAGCTCGATGATTTGCCGCGCTACCGCGAAGCGCTCAAGTCGCTGGCCGGGCAACGGATCGAGCTCGTGCTGCGCAAGCCAAAGTCTCAGCGCTCGCTCGACATGAACGCCTATTTGCACTCGGACACAGGCCCGTTTCGGCTCCTGGGTGAGCACTTCGGCGAGGACATGACCGGGATTAAGTACTCGCTCATGGGCGAGTGTTTCGGCTGGGTCTACTCCAAGGCCGCCGGGCGCGAGGTGCCGATCAAGGCGCATACGTCGGAGATGTCGGCCGAAGACTCGAAATTCTTTGTCGATTGGGTGATTCCGTGGGCGGCGGCCAACCACGGCGTTTCAATTCCACTGCCAAGGGAAACGCTGTGAAGACAGCCGCGATCGTCAGCGTGCTTCCGTCGTTCTATTTCGCTGGCGCCGTGGTGATAGAGACGGACTGCGATCACAGTCATCTACGCCCGCGCGGGCTAAAGCCGTACGCCGTTGGCGATGACTTTGACTGCCCGTTTGAGCATGACGACGGCACGGGCATGAGCGCCGACGAAAAGGCGTGGCTTGGATGATCGGCATCCCCAAGCCAGTGAGCCGGGCCGGCGAGCGGCGCAAGACTCGGCGCGCGAAAGAGGACGCCTGGCAGAAGGTGCGGCGCCTCGTGCTGGCGCGTGACGGCCGCCGGTGCCGGGTCTGCTCAAGCCGGGATCAGATCGAGGCACACCATATCCGGTTCCGCTCGCTGGGCGGGACACATACGACGGCTAATACCGCATGCCTCTGTGCCGTTTGCCATGCGGACGTTCACGCCTACCGGCTCACGCTGAGCGGTAACGCTGATGCAATTCTTAAAATCGAAAGGGCGGCATGATCATCGAAACCCTGGAACCTGTGTGGAATGGATCTCTTGAGGCGCGCGGCTTGGCGCCTGGACTCTCCAGCTACTACGGCCGCAGCTCTCTGCACCATTCCGTCTCGTGGGCCACAGTCGAAGCCCGCGAAGCCGACGAATCCGGCCGCGCCATCGCCGTCAGCGCCGAGGCGCCAGCGCGCCCAAGCTGGGCGCCGCCGAAACCCGCCGCCGCGCCGCTCACCAAAGAGCGCGAGGGCGCCGTCGCGCTGCTACTCCGCAAGGGCGTGAGCTATCGGAAGCTGGTCAAAGACTTCGGGATCTCGCTGAGCCAGGCCCGGCGCATCGCGCGCGAGATCGGCATGGTTCGCGGCCAGGTGGCCGCATGACAAGGAAACCGCTCTACTGCACGGCCTGTCATACCAAATTCGATGAATCGTGCTGGCGCGCGTGGCAGCGTTGCCCGCTGGCGGCCTGTCACGGCGAATTGCGCGACACCTCCCCCGCAGGATTGGCGACACCGAAGCGCGAGCCGAAAGCGAAGATGGCCTATCCCCTGTTTGACGCCGCCGCGTAGGTGGACGCGTGACGCCGTATTACCAAGACGATGCCGTAACGCTCTACCACGGGGACTGCCTTGAAGTTATGGGGTCCGTCGCGCCGATTTGCGATCACGCCATCAGCGATCCGCCGTACGGCCGGGACGTGTATCTACGAGCGGCGGCGGTCTACACGAAAGCCGGTAGCGGCACGCCCAAGCGGATGGGCCTAAGCGAGCAGAAGCGGCGCGGCGGCGCTTTGCAGAAAATGGCGAATGGCGACATCGGCGCGATTGACGATCTAATCGTGCCGGTGGCTGGTTTGCTGGCCAAGTTGGTATCTCGATGGGCTATTGCGTTTTCCGACGTGGAGAGTTGTCACGCATGGCGCTCGGCGTTTGACTCGGCCGGAATGCGGTACGTGCGAACCGGGGCATGGGTCAAGCCCGACGCCATGCCTCAAATGAGCGGCGACCGGCCAGGCACCGGATTTGAGCCCTGTACTATCGCGCACGCGCAAGGGCCGATGCGCTGGAACGGCGGCGGGTCGCTGGCGACATGGACGCATTTTACCGCGAAGGGCGCCGGGCGGCCGGAAGGTCATCCTTGCCCAAAGCCGTTACCGCTCATGGTGCAGCTAGTCAAGCTGTTCACCGATGCGGGCGAGACAATCCTTGATCCGTTCGGCGGTTCAGGCACGACAGCCGTTGCCGCAAAACTGAACGGCCGCAAGTGCGTCCTAATCGAGCGCGAGGAAAAATATTGCGAGATCGCGGCTAATCGACTACGGCAGACCTATACCGGGCGACTCTTCGACAAGTCGCCGAAGGCTAAGCCGCAATCCCTACTCGACGCCGAGACAGCGGCATGACGGGCTGCGATTGCGCTGGGTGCTGCCAGGCGTCGATCTGCGCCGGCTGCCAGCGCGAGATTGACGAGCTCGAGACGCGCCACTATGTGACCAAGCCGGAGCCTGACGGGCTACTGCACACGCGCGATGTCGCTGTCGGGCCGTTCTGCGAGTCCTGTCTGGCGACGCAAAAGGCGGCGGCATGAGTCTCTACCGGATCGACGCCCGCCGAGACGCCAACGAACCCGCGATCGTCCAAGTCCTCGAGCGCCGCGGCTACGTCGTGGATCGTGTCAGCGCGAAAGGCTTCCCCGATCTCGTGGTGAGCAAGCACAAGCAGGCATGGTTTGTGGAGATCAAACAGCCCGGCAAGTCGTTCACGCCAGCACAGGTCAAATGGCGGATCCGATGGCAGGGGCCGACGCCGATCACGCTTCGCACCGTTGACGAAGCGCTAGCGTTTCCAGAGATCGCCGCGGCGAAGGCCGCCGCATGAAATATCTCAGCGTGTGCAGCGGGATAGAAAGCGCTACGGTCGCATGGCGCCCGCTCGGTTTTCGCGCGGCGGCGTTCGCCGAAATCGAAGCGTTTCCGTCTGCGGTCCTGGCGCATCACTACCCGTCCGTGCCAAATCTCGGCGATCTGACCAAGTTCAAGGAATGGCCCGATGTCGCAATCGATCTTTTCGTGGGCGGAACGCCCTGTCAGTCGTTCTCCGTTGCCGGCCTCCGCGCCGGGCTCGCCGATCCCCGTGGCAATCTCGCACTCACATATCTTGCGGTGGCTGAACGCTATCGGCCCCGCTGGTTGGTTTGGGAGAACGTGCCCGGCGTGTTGTCGTCTGGACGCGGACGGGATTTTGGTGCCTTTCTCGGGGGGCTGGGCGAGCTCGGGTATGGGTTCTGCTACCGAGTGCTTGACGCTCAGTATTTCGGCCTGGCCCAGCGACGGAAACGTGTGTTCGTTGTCGGCTATCTTGGAGACTGGCGACGTGCCGCAGCGGTTCTATTTGAGCGCGAAAGCCTGTCGGGGCATCCTGCGCCGCGCCACGAAGCGCGACAAGAAGTTGCCGGCCCAATTGGAGCGGGCTCTAAGCGTAGTGGCGGGCGTGTCGGACGCCGGGAAGCCGCAGCCGGCCACGTAGTTGCCTTTAGCGGCAACAACGCGGCTGGCCCGATTGACATTGCTACAGCAGTTAACGCGCACGGCGGCGCGTGCGGCCGGATGGATTTCGAGTCTGAAACCTTTATCGCGCACTCGCTGCGTGGCTCAGGCTTCGACGCCTCAGAAGATGGCACAGGACGCGGCACGCCGCTGATTGCCTTCGACACGACGCAGATTACGAGCAAGGCCAACTACAGCAACCCGCAACCCGGCGATCAGTGTCACCCGCTCGCGGCCGGCGCGCATCCTCCGGCCGTGGCTTTTGCGAATACGGCCGGCGCAACGAATCTCGGTTACGCCGAGGAACAGGCGCCGCCGATCACCGGACGACACGGCGATCCCGGCAACGTCATGAGCGGGATGCGGGTTCGGCGCCTCACGCCGCGAGAATGCGAACGGCTCCAAGGCTTCCCCGACGACTACACGATGATTCCCTATCGCGGCAAGCCGGCCGCAGACGGCCCGCGCTACAAGGCTCTTGGCAACTCGATGGCCGTGCCGGTCATGCGGTGGATCGGGCGCCGCATCCAGGCGGCCGACGCCGCGATCCACGAGTCCGCTGCGTAGACGCAAGCCCCTATATCTAGTTGGCGCGCAAACGCAAACACACAGCGTAAAATTAGACTGCCCCATTGTCCCATCAAATCCTAAACAGGTTCGACCGACTCACGAAAACCGGCGATGGTTGGACCGCGCTTTGCCCGTCCCATCCTGACAAGGCGCGGTCACTGTCGCTTGCGGTGCGCGATGGCAAGGTATTGATCAAGTGCTTCGCCGGCTGTTCGGCTGAGGCCGTAGCCGCCGCGAAGGGCCTTACTATGGCGGATCTGCGCGTGGACAAGACCGAGGCCACGCCGCCGGGGCGCATCACGGTAGAAAGCCTGGCCGCGAGCAAGGGCCTCCCGCTCACGGCGCTGACCCGCTACGGCGTGCGCTCGGCGAAGGACATGCCGCCGGCGGATCGGCTTAAGCACGGTCTGAGCGCGAGCGATGGCGTCTGGATCCCCTACTTCAACGCGGACGGCTCAATCGCGGGCCGGACCAGGCTCAGAACCGCGCATGTCGCCAAAGACGGCTCGCGGTGGCTGGGCACGTTCGGCGCACCGACCGCCTACGGGCTGCATGATCTCGCCGACGCTAAGGCACAGGGCATGCTGTGCGTCTGCGAAGGCGAGTCCGATTATTGGACATTGCGCGAGCTTGGCGTCCCCGCGCTGGGCCTACCTGGCGCCAACATGGTCCGCTGTCTCCAGCGCGAACACCTAATAGGCGTCCAGGCCCTCTACGTGCTTCAGGACAGCGACGCCGCCGGGGCCGGGTTCGTCTCTGCCGTCCGGCAACATGTCGCATCCTGGGGGCTGGCAGGCGTCTACGCGGTGCCTGTGCCGGGGGCGAAGGATATCAACGAACTGTACCGGAAAGACCCCGCCGGGGCCGCTGACCGGCTCATGGCGCTGCTGGCGACGGCAGCGGCCACGGATGCCCCGGAGGTGCGCGAGTTCTCCACCGAGGGCGACATTTACACGTTTACCGCGCCGGAATACGGCTTACGGATCGAGCTGGATCAGATCCGCCGCGCATGGGGCGAGCTCCGCGGCGAGATATGGGTATCCAGCGACGCCGAAGGGACGCTGACGCGCGGCACGGTCAGCTTGTCGGACATCGAAAAGCGCGGACGTTTCGCGGACCAACTCAAGAAACGCAGCACGTTGCCGGTGGACTGGCCGGGCGTCTATGAGGATTTCGCGCTCCGTTGTCTCGAGGCCGAAAAGACCGGCGCGCCCGGCGTCTGGCTGGACGAAGTAGCGCCCCGGCCGCCGGATATGTGCGTCGAAGTGTGCGGATTTGAACTGCCGCTCGATCTGCCGGCGTGCCTGTTCGGGGACGGCGACACCGGCAAAAGCTACATCGCACTCGAATTGCTCAGCGAACTGACCCGGCGCGGCGTCGTGTGCGCGATCGTGGATGCCGAGATGGAGGCCAGCGTTCACGCGGCCCGGTTGCTCGATCTGGCGCAAGGGAAGCGCCCGCGCATCGCGCATTTGCGCCTTGATCGGCCGCTGGCGCTGTCGGTGGATCATGTCCGGCGTTTTGTCCGCGATCGTCAGGTGCGCTACGTGGTCTATGACTCGGTGGGATTTCTGACGCCGGAGCCCGAAAAGTCTGAGTCCGCGCTCAGCTACATGCGCGCGGTGCGCCAGGTGGGCGCAGGGAGCCTGTCCATCGCGCACGTCACCAAGGGCCAGGAGATCAAGCCCGAGCAACAAAAGCCCTTCGGGAGCAATTTCTACTATCAGAGCTTTCGACGGATCTGGTACGCGCAGGCCGAGTCTGAGCCGGACGGCGACGGGCGCAAAGTGATCGGCGTATGGGACCGCAAGGCCAACACGGCGCGCAAGCGGCCCCCGTTCGGGCTCGCACTCACGGTGCGCGACGGCTACGCCAGCGTCGCCCCAGCGGACTTGGCGCAATCGACCGAGCTGACCGACAAGCTACCCCTCTGGCGGCAGCTACAGGGCATCCTACGGTCAGGACCAGCCACTCTGGAGGACTTGGCCGAGCAGACCGGCAAGTCGGCTGCAACGATCCGGACGACCATGAGCAGGCTCAAGCAGGTCTTTACGATTACCGTCGTCGGCGATGAAAACATGTGGGCGTTGGAGTCCCGCCGCGATGCGTAATCGCGATGGCGTCAAAACCATGACAGGGGGTGTCAAAACCCGTATAACATGGCCCCAAAACCGTATAACATGTTTCACATTGGCAAATAACATGTTTTGCGTGTTATATAACATGTTTTTTATTGGCATTTCTGAGCGCGTAACATCTCTCTCCCCCTGTAAGGGGGAGATGTTACGCCGATGCGGAATTGATCTTGACGTTGACGCAAAGCAGCGCGTAAGATGGGCCATGGCCAAAGCACGGAAGCCGCCCAAGTCTGACGTAATCGAGACAGCCAGGCTTCCCGAGCGTTGCCCAAAGGGCTGGTGCGCGCCGGTCGTATGCGAGCAGGGGGCCGAGGGCGTCTGGCGCGTGAAGTGTCCGCGCTGTGACTGGAGCGCCAAGTACGCCATCGCGACCAAGGCGGCTTGACATTGCGTGAACGCAAAGCACACGGTATAATGGAGTTATAGCGCAATGTCTTACTGGTACGAGACGCAGGAACGCGCGTTCGCTCCCAACATCGCCGATGGATGGCCGATGGTGATTGCAGCGCCACACACGAAAAATGGTCGTCTCGTGCGCCGCGATGGCGACCCGGCCGAACTACTCGCGGCGCTGAGGGCTCTACGTATCGACGCAAAACGGCTATGCGATCGGCAACTCGGTGGCAGTTACGAGGCTGACTGCCGGCGCGCGATTGCGGTCGCTGATGCCGCTATCGACAAGGCCGAAGGTCGATGATTCGCTACCCCATCGTCGCCATCCACAACATCAGCCGCCCCGGCCATGCGGCTGCAATGGGCGATGACATTCAGGTCGAGACGACTGGCGGCCTCGTGCGTCGCGTGGACCCCAAGACTCGTCTCGCGTCAGACGCTCCGCAAACATTCTGCGTGCAATACGGTCGCGCCTTAAAGACGGTAAGCGTGGAGCCATTCACGCTTCCGAAGGACTGGCGCAAGTGACCGACTCCGCTCCAGCCACAGAGACACCAACCAAGCGCCACGCGCCGCGCGGTCGTCTCAAGGCTGCCGATGTCAAGAATTTGACAGATGACCCCATGGGGAGTCCAGACCTTACGCGGGTTGGTAAATGCACGGCACGCAGCAAGACCAGTGGCGGGCTCTGTAGGCAGCCGGCGATCCTTGGCGGCACGGTCTGTCGGTATCACGGCGGCGCGGCCCCACAGGTCAAGCTCAAGGCCCTGGAGCGGTTAGCGGCGTATCAGGACCGGGCCATTGATCGGCTGTTTACGCTCGTGGAGCAGACGGATTATCCATCAACGGCCATGACAGCGGTGCGCGATGTGCTCGATCGCACGATGGGCAAGCCGGTGGAGAAAGTAGACATGACCGTCAGCGGTGAAGTCTCGGTCGTGACGGCCAGGTTACAGGCGGCGCGGCTACGGCTCGCGCGGCCGATTACCCCGCCGGTGACGACATAAGCCTTTTGGGCCTGTTTTTATGAATTCAGCCAATGACGCGTCCTCTCGGATCCTCACCCTGGAAGCGGAACGGGACGAGGCAGAGAACAAGGCGCAGGCCGAGATTGTGTTTTGGGAGCGCAAGGTTCACGCCTTGGAATCCCAGCTCACAGCGCTGCAACAGGAGAACGAAACGCTTTTACGCGAACTGGGGAAACCGGCGACATCGACCGATGGCAACCCGCATTCACCGACCGGGAAGGCTTGAACATGCCAAAGACGGAGGATCATCCCTCAGCGCGGCGACGTATTCGTGAGGTAGCGAATCGGTTTTTGGCGGCCAGGAAGGCACACGCGCTAGCCAGCGAGCGCATGTGGATCGGCACGCTGGTTGTGGAATTTACCGACGAGGATTTAGATGTGTTCCGGAGCCTGAACTACCTCAACGGGATCGATGAGGCGCTTATTAAGGCGGCGAAGCGATGACACTTACGCAGGCCGCTCGTGGTTACGTTCGGGATCAACTCGCCATCATGGAACGGCATGGGTCACGGCCGAGACTTGGCCGCCAGCGGTACTGGCAACTCGTGCGCGATGTCGTCGCCGTGACAACCCGAATGCAGACGCGGAGATCCTGTCCGACGAACAGGGTAAGGCGACGAATGGCGCGCAGAGAACGTAATTGTCGTCCGAGGGGGACAGGCGAGGGAGTATGAAGTTCCGCCATCGACCGGTCTGTCTCCTGTTCCACTATCTGCGCCATTACGTGTATTCGACTCACGACGCCGATAGTGTGACGTTCTTCTGTCAAAAGTGCGGACTATATCGAGTGTTGCTGCACTCAGTTGCGCTCCCGGAGTTGCCGCGATGAAACGAGAAACCGAGCAAGAGAAAGCCGCTCGCGAAGGGTTCACGGGACTCTGCATTTTCCTTCTCATGATCTGGTGGGAAGCATGGCAGCGATGACCCTTCCCTGCGGCTGTCACTTCGATAACGAGTGGCGTTTCTGGTTGAGCCCATATTGCACGATTCAGCATGTGACTGACGATGCCAATCGAGCCGTCGCGTGCGTGCGCTGTCACCAGCAGAAAGACATTCCCACTGGAACTGTCTGCGCGCACTGTCTTGTGGCTGATCCGTCACTCATCGAAGTGGTTCAAGAGAGTCGAGCGATGATGCGAGCAGCGATGGAATCAGCACGAGCGATCGACGCGCGGCTCACGGATTCGGAGCTAGGTATATCGGACGGCTCCGCAACAGATCAACTACACGCGCTCAGTATCATCATGGCTAAAGTCGAACGCCAAGATGCTGAAATAGAACGACTTTCCTCCTCTCGGCTCACCGCCCTCCAAGGAGCGCTGGAGGAGATCACTGCTGCGTGTGAGGCCGACTGCGGCGGATCCATCACCGACGACTGCTCAGACGATGAGCCTGTTGGATGGGGCGACGAACACCCGATGGCCCTCACGTTCGGCATGATGCGTCGTGCGCGTGCTCTACTGTCTGCCGTCCTCGCCTCCCCCCAACGCCAAGACACGAAATGAGCCACGCCGCCCAGCTCACACCGACTGAAACCGTGCATGCCGAGCTCGCGGAGTTCGTGGGCCAGTATTACGCCGATCCGCTCGGCTTCGTCCTGGCGGCCTACCCATGGGGCGAACCTGGCCCGCTCGAGCACGAAGAGGGGCCAGACGACAATCAGCGCGAGTTTCTAACGGCGCTGGGGCAGGAAGTCGCCTCGCGCGGCTTCGATGGCCGTTCGGCCGTCATGCCAATCCTGATGAACGAGACGAGCGGTCACGGGACCGGCAAGAGCGCTATGGGCGGCTGGATCACCGACTGGATCATCAGCACGCGGCCTAACAGCATCGGCACGGTCACGGCGGGCACCGCCACGCAGCTCGAGGAACGCACCTGGGCCGCGATCCAGTATTGGACGAGCCTGTGCATTACGGCGCTTTGGTTCGACGTGCAATCGCGCGGGATCTACCATCGCAACCATCCCGAGACATGGAAAGTCGTCGCGCAGACGTGCAAGGAAGAGAACGCGCAGAGCTTCGCGGGGCAGCATGCCAAAACGTCCACAAGCTGGTACCTGTTCGATGAGGCCAGCGAAGTCCCTGACAAGATTTGGGAGACAGCGGCCGGCGGCCTGACGGACGGTGAGCCCATGTTCATCGCGTGGGGCCAGATGGTCAGGAACACGGGCGAGTTCTATCGCGTGTGCTTTGGCGACAAAGCTGCCCGGTGGAACCATCGCCGCGTGGACTCTCGCACGAGCCGCTTTACGAACAAAGCCCTGATCCAGCAGTGGATCAGCGACTACGGCGAGGACAGCGATTACGTCAAGGTGCGCGTCTTCGGGTTGCCGCCGTCCGCGTCCGAGCTCCAGTACATCGACAAGGGGCGTATTGCGGCCGCCCGTGGACGTGGCATGGTGCATCTCCCCGACGATCCGCTAGTCGCCGGCTTCGACGTGAGCGGCGGCGGCAAGGCGTGGAACGTGATCCGCTTCCGCCGGGGCCTGAACGGCGACGCGCTGCCGCCGATTCGGATTCCTGGCGAGCATGACGCGGATCGGTCCAAGCGCATCGGGATCTGCGCGGAGCTGCTGGCGGATCGCCGGCCCGATCATCAGCTCGCGGCGCTGTTCATTGACTCGGCCTTCGGGGCGGCGATTGCGGTCAGGCTCCAGGCGCTCGGCTTCCGGCACGTCTACGAAGTCAACTTCGGCGGCCAGAGCCCCGATCCGCACTTCGCGAACATGCGGGCGTATATGTACGGCAAGACGAAAGAATGGCTGTTACTGGGCGGGCTCCCCGACGACAAAGACTTGTGCGAGCAGCTGGCCGTGCCGGGCTATCACATCAACGCGTCGGGGAAGACGGTCATGGAGTCCAAGGCGGATATCCAGGCCCGTGGCGAAAAGAGTCCGGACGATGCCGATGCGTTCGTGTTGACGTTCGCGCAGGCGGTGGCCGTGCGCCGCGCGACGCCGAAGCCGCCCAGCGCGCGCCCGCGCTCGAATGCGTGGATGCAGTGATCTTGACGTTGGCGCCACGCACAATGTAGACTGACGCCATGAACGATTACTACGAAGGTAAATCACTGCTCCCGCGGAGCGAACGCCGCAAAGAGGAAGCAAAGGCGCGTCAGGCTGTGGCGGATCAGCCGCGCTGCGAGGCTGGCGCGCTCGGGGCGCCCATTCGCGGCGGCTACGATAGCGGCATCCGGCGCAGCACGCTTCGGGACCGGATCGATCAGACGCTCGCGGAGTTCGATTACGTCAGTGCTCGCGCAACCGCCGCCCTGGATGCGAAGCGGATCATTGACGCCAATCCCGAGTTTGCGGATCTGTTGGATCTGATCAACCGCTTCTAGCGCCCTATCGGAGCTTCGGCCGGTGTCCCGTGGCTCTAGAGGAGACGCGGGGGCGCTCACACTGAGCGTGCTGGGGAGCCACCGGCCGACGCAATGTATCTTGCGTCAACGCCACGACACAGCCTAGAATAGGCTACATGTCCTACACGCTTTCGGCCAAGAAGACCCGCGCCGCCGTCCGCGATCTCGCACTCACCAACGACGAAATCATCGGCGTAGTCCAGCAGCACGAGCGCGCCATCAACATCCTCACGACGCTCGCCAAGCGGCCGTTCGTCGGCCGCCTGCGTTGGCTCCTGACCGGCAAGTAATGGCCGCCCGCAAATACGACTCCACGGTTGCCCGCATCGCCGGGAACATCCTCAGCGGCGCGGGCCTCAAGCCCCCCTCCGGCTACGATACCGCCCAGCGTGACGCCGATGCGGCCCGGTGGGCCGTGGGCCTGGCGCGGCTCGTGGTCGCTGAAACCGAGCGCGCCGACCGCGCCGAGGCCGAAGGCGAATGATCGCCCGCTTCCTCTGCGCGCTCGGCTTCCACGACACCGGCCCGCTGCATGTCTCGCGGCGCTTTCGCGTCTGCGGTCGCTGTCGCCTGACCGTGTGGGAGTTCTGGCAGTGACGCCCGTATCCGCGCCGGCCACGCCAGCCGCCCAGCCCTACGGCTACCGGCCAAGCTATCGCGAACAGAAGATCGCCGACATGACCGACTACTACCGGCGGCCGATCTACGTGCTCGACGAGCACATGGTATCGCTGATGCCGCAGGGCCGCGAGCTCGCGCACTAACCACATGGCCAAAAAGACCGCCGTCACGCCCGATCCCAACGAAGCCCTATTGACGCTCGCGCGCAAACGCTTCCGCATGTCTGCGGACGCGGAGGCGACGCTGCGAAAGAATCAGCTTGAAGCCAAGAAGTTTGCCGGCGGCGAGCATTGGGATCCGGTGGTCAAGGCGCGGCGGGAAGAGGACGGCGATCCCTGCCTGACGTTCGATCTGCTGAAGCCGCAGATCAAGCAGATCACGAACCAGCAGCGCGCGATGCGCCCGGCGGTCAACGTTAATCCCGTGGACAATGGGGCCGATGTCGAGACGGCCGAAGTGTTCCAGGGCATCATCCGGCATATCGAGGCCGACAGCGACGCGGACGACGCCTACGACCAAGCAGGCAAGGACCAGACCGAGATCGGGCGCGGCTGGTTCAAGTTCACCACGGAGTATTGCGACGACGAAACCGGCGACCAGAAGATCAAGATCGAGCGGATCCGTAACCCGTTCAGCGTCTATCCCGATCCCTCGGTCAAGCGCCGCGACTACTCCGACGCGAAATTCCTGCTTGAAACGTCGGATTGGCTCCCCGAAGACCTGAAAGAACGGTTCCCGAACGCGAAATTCGTCAACGTCGATGACTTCGAGGGCATCGGCGACGATGGCGCCAAGTGGATCAACGGCGAGCGGATCCGCGTAGCGCTCTACTGGACCGTGAACACGACGCGGACGCTGTTGGCGCTCGGCGTCGGCCGTAGCCGGCCGGTCAAAGCGGTCAAGGTGTCGTGCCACACGATCACCGGCCTGGAAGTCTTGGAGTCCTACGAGTGGGCCGGGAAATACATCCCCTACGTGCCCGTCATTGGCGAAGAGATCGACCTCGAAGGCAAGGTCGAGTATCGCGGCGTCGTGTGGGGCGCCATGAGCCCGTCACGCGCCTTCGACTACATCAAGTCCAAAGCCATCGAAGTGATCGCGCTCACGCCGCTGGCGCCCTACGTTGCCGAAGAGGGCCAGCTCGAAGGCCACGAGGCGATGTGGGAACAGGCGAACCGCAAAAAGTTCCCCGTCCTGCAATACAAGCGCGTCGGCCTGTCGGGCCAGCCCGCGCCGCCGCCCCAGCGCAGCTTTGGCGAGCCGCCGGTCCAGGCATTGAACGCCGAGGCGGCCGAAGCACAGAACCTCGTGCGGATGTCTACGGGGTTCTTCAACCCGCTGGACCGCCCGAAGGATGAGTCCGGCGTGGCGCTGCGCGAGCGCCGCCAGCAGGGCGAGCACGGCAACAGCGATTATCTCGACGGCCTGGCGCGCGGGATCCGGTTCGGTGGGCGCATCCTGATCGACCTGATCCCGAAAATCTACGACGTGCCGCGCGTGTTCCGCATTCTCGGGAAGGACAATCAGCCCAAGAGCGTCGTCGTCCACGCCGGCAACGCTGAGGCCGCGCAGGGCATGGACGGCGAGGGCATCAAGGGGATCTACGACTTGGGCGCGGGCGTCTATGACGTGACCGTGACGGTTGGATCGACCGAAACCGCGCGTCAGGAGTTCGTGGAGCAGGTGGGCGAGCTTTTCCAGGCGCATCCCGAAGTGTTCAGCATCATCGGGGATCTCTACTTTGATCACATGGACATGCCGGGCGCGAAACAGATCGCCGAGCGTCTCAAAAAGACGCTGCCCGAGAACTTGCAGGATCAGGATCCGGGATCGCCTGCGTCGTTGCAGATGAAGGCGTCGCAGCTCGGCCAACAGGTCCAGCAGATGGGCCAGGCGCTCCAAGAGGCGCAGCGCAAGATCGAGACGGACGAAGCCAAGCAGGGCGCGTCGATCAAGATCAAGGAAATGGATCTCGAGTTCCAGCGCGAAAAGCTGGCCGTGGAGAGCGAAACCAAAATCACGGTCGCCGAACTGAGCGCCAAGATCGACCGTATGGCGCTGTTCCTCGAAGAACGTGCCCGGCTTGGCGTGCAGACCGAAAGCGAGCGCGCCAGGGGCCATGAGGCCGGCTTGTCGGAGGCGGGGCGCCGTCACGAGGCCGCGATGAGCACGCAGAGCCACGAGCAGGGCTTGGAGTCTGGCGCCGCCGGTAGCGAGCTGGCGATGGCTCAGGCTGAGCACGCGCAGTCTATCGCGCCGGTTGAAGAGGCCGCGTAACGATTTTCTTTGCGTCAACACCCAAAACGAAAGTAGACTGAGATATGCCCGATCCGGTAGTCGTGGAAGCAACGATCGAGACACCAGAGCAGGTAGCGGCCCCGACGCCGCTGGCAGACGTTGAAAGCCTCACGGAATACCGCGAGCGCCGCAGCAAAGGCGAAGAGCCCGGCGAGACACCGGAAGTCAAGACCGAAGAGAAGGTCGAGACGAAAGCGGAAGTCGTTGCCGAGCCGGACGCGGCCAGCAAGGCAGGCAAAGAGCTTGCGGCCAAGCGCGGCAGTCTCCAGGCACGGATCGATGAGCTGACGCGCGACAAGCACACGTCGGCGAGCGAAACCGCCACGGCGCGCGCGGAAGCGGCGGCGCTCAAGGCGGAACTGGCGGCCCTGAAGTCGGGCAAGCCGGCCGAGACGAAGCCGGAGCCGAAAGCGGCCGTCGTGGATCCGAACGATCCCGAACCGGACATCGCGAAGTACGACGACTACACGAAGTACACGCGCGAACTGGCCCGCTGGGAAGCGCGCCAGGAGTTGAAGGCCGCCCGCGCCGAGACGGACGCCGCCAGCCGCACGACGGCCGCCGAGACGGCCCGCGCGACGGTCATGGCGAAGGGCGCCGAAGCGTTTGGCGACTTTCAAGAGAAAGTAGCCGCGTTCGAGGCCGCAGGCGGGCAGTATGCGCCAGCGGCGGTGCAAGTGATTCTGCGGCACGAGATGGGCCATGCGTTCGCGTATGCCTACGTGAGCGACCCGGCCATCGCGGCGCGGATCGACGGCGCAGACAGCCCGTACGCGGCGATGCTCGAAGCGGGCGCGGTGGTTGCGGAACTGAAGGCGGCCAAGGCGGCGGCTGACAAGCCCAAGCCGAAGCCGGTATCGAAGGCTCCGGCCCCGGTGGAGCCGGTTGCGGGTGAGTCGGTGGAAAGCACGCCGGACCCCGCCAATATGTCGTCTGTGACCGAGTGGCGCAAGCAGCGCGCGAAGTTCATGGCGGCGTAAGCAAGCGTGTGAAACGCGGCGTACATGGACGCGCGGGCGCAACCGAGGAAGCACAAGCGCTCGCGGGCTGATCGTTGCGGCTGAAAGATGCCGACGGGCCATGTTTAATTTTCAATATCCAGCGCTGTATACGCGCGGAACGACTCGCCGGCCGTAAGCCGCGCGCCAACGTCGGCGTAAATGGCGTGACAGGAAGGAGAGACTTCCCTAGATTTTCCTTCTGATGGCGCAAGGAAAATCGAGCGCGCATTTTGGCGCGTCGCTTCGGCCATCGTTCTGAGTCACGGCGCGAACGTCGGCCCGCCTGGCGCAGTCTGTAGTTCCCGCGATGACTCCCCGCTAAGCCGGCCGGGACAGTCCGCAGAGATCGCCCGAATCGTGTTCGGGCCTCTGAGGCGTCCCCTTGGCCACCAACGTATTTCTTACCGACGACATCATCACGCTTGAGGGTCTGTCCATCCTCGAGAACGAGCTCGGCTGCAAAGCCATCACCGACCGCAAGTACGAGGCGCTGTTCGGCACGCACGGCGGGTCCAATCGTAGCGATACGATTCGCGTCCGCAAGCCGAACCAGTACACCGTCCGCACCGGCCGCACCTTCACCGCGCAGAACATCGAAGACCAGTACACGACGATGGTCGTGGACACACAGATCGGCGTGGACACCGAAATCTACTCCGACGAACTGAAACAGGACTTGTCGTCCTTTTCGGATCAGGTCATCCGCCCGCAGATGGTGCTCCTGGCCAACTACGTGGACGCGGCGGTCCTCGCGGCGGCCTTGCAGACGCCGAACGTCGTGGGCACCCCCGGCACGGTCCCTTCGGATCTGCGGACCTACCTCGCGGCGGGCGTGAAGCTGGATCAGGGCGCGGCTCCGCGCGACGGGCAGCGTTCGGCGCTCATCGGTCCCACGATGCAGATGGAGATCGTGGACGGGCTGAAGGGCCTCTACAACAACCAGGGCAAGATCGGCGACCAGTTCACCACGGGCGAAGTGTCGAGCAAGGCCGCGGGCCTGAAGTTCGCCATGGATCAGAACGTCGCGAATCACACGGTTGGCCCGCAGGGCGGAACCCCGCTCGTCACCAGCGTGCCGCTGAGCGGTGCGACCGCGCTTGTCACGAAGGGCTGGAACGCTGTGGCGGCCTCGCGCCTCGTGGTGAATGACGTGTTCACTGTGGCGAACGTCTACGGCGTGAACCCCGTCTCGAAGGCGAGCACGGGCGCGCTCCAGCAGTTCCGCGTGACGGCGGCGTTCTCCAGCGACGCATCCGGCAACGGCTCAATCTCGGTCTATCCGCCCATGATCAGCTCGGGCGCGTATCAGACCATCACGGCTCTGCCGCAGGTGGACGCGCCGATCTCGGTGCTTGGCGCGCCGGGCACCGTGAGCGCACAGGGCATCGTGGCCCACAAGTCGGCGATTGCGCTCGCGTTCTGCGAACTGCCCAAGCCGGATGGCGTGGATCAGTCGTCCAGCAAGACGGACAAGAAGCTCGGCATTTCCATGCGCTTCGTGCGCTGGTATGACGGGGACGCGGACCTGTGGAAAGCCCGTTTCGACATCAAGTACGGGATCAAGGTTCTGCGGCCGGAGTGGGTCTGCCGCGTCGCATCGGGCGCCGCCTAATTGAACCTGTCGGGCGCGTGGGCATAGGGCTCACGCGCCCGAGGTTTTTCCCCAAGACAGGATTCAATCACCATGCAGTTTCTTACCCGCGAGGGGTCGTTTGACGGCGGCCTCCGCAAGCAGATCAACTCGAATTTCTCACAGCTTGGCAGCGCGCTCGGATCGCCTGCGGCTGGTACGACCTATTGGGCCGATGCCAATAGCGGTAACGACGGCGCCGATGGCCTGAGCCCGGCGACGGCGTTTCGGACCATCGCGAAAGCGTTCACGGTGATCGCGTCGGGCGATACGATTCGCCTGCGCGGCAAGTTCCGTGAGCAGCTCGTGACGCCGGTTCAGGTGTTCGATGTCACCGTGATCGGCGACGGCACGCGGCCCCGCCATGCGGACGCGACTCCGGACGGCGGCCAGAAGGCGACGGCAACGTGGACCGATCCGGTCACGCCGACTGCGGGCCAGGCGCTCGTGGACGTGCGTCAGCAGGGTTGGCGCTTCGTCAATATTCTGTTCGCGGCCAATGCGACCGGCGCGGCGATTCGGCTCTATCGCGACGCGGGCGCGGGCAATCTCGAGCGCGACGCCTCGCATGCGGAGATCCTGGGATGCCGGTTCGCGTCCGGCCTGAACGGGATCAGCGATACGGGCGGCTGTGCTGACGTGCTCGTGGCGGGCAACCGTTTCGAGGCCCTGACCGGCTTCTGCATTCTCGGCGTCGGCAACATCGGCGTGGGGCAGAGCGATTGGTATGTCCGTGGCAACACGTTCGATGGGTTCACCAACGGCGTGAAGATCGCGGCGTTCGGATGCCGGGTTCAGGACAACACCTTCACCGCTGGCGGGACTCCCAACACGACCGTGGTCCTCAACATGACCAACGGCGGCGGGGACAACAACTTCATCGTGGCGAATTTCTTCCAGACCGCCACGGCGAATTTCAACACCCCTGACGTGGTTGGCGCGGCTACCGACGTGTGGGCCGTGAACGCGTCGATCGACTCGACTTCTGCCGGCGTCGGCGGAAATTACGAGTGGGGCCGCCCCGCTTAATAGCGGCGGTCCATGCCGAAGCTCTCATCGTATAGCGACGGAGGCACGCCCCTGACCGGGGACGTGCTTCCGATCGTTCGCGCTGGGGTGAATCGGCGCATCACGGTTGGCGCGATCGTTGGGCTTGTGCCTTCGGGCGGGACAGGCCCGCAGGGACCGCAAGGCGAGACAGGGGCCACGGGCGCCGCAGGGGCGGCCGGTGCGCCTGGAACGAACGGCACGAACGGCGCTACGGGCTCGCAGGGTATCCAAGGCGTCAAGGGTGACACCGGCGCTCAGGGTATCCAGGGCATTCAAGGTATTCAGGGCGCCACTGGATCGACAGGTCCGGCTGGCGCCAGCGGCCAACCGCTCGGCTTTACCGCGCTGGCAAATGACACGTTGGCGCTCGCGCTCGCGACGAACATCCACATTCGCCTGACGGTGACGGCCGCCAGGACCGTGACAACGACCGTGCCGGCGGCGGGCGTGCTCTGCACGGTGGAGATTGTCACGAGCGGCGCGTCCAGCTTCGTGATTACGTTCGGGACCGGCTTTCGGACTGTCAGCACGCTCGCGACAGGCGCGACAACCGCGCGAGTATTCGTGGTGACGTTTCGATCGGACGGCACGGTTCTACGCGAAGTCTGCCGCACGGCCGCGATGGTGGTCTAGGTGCTACAGGACGAAGCGGGCGACCAGTTGCTAGACGAGCAGGGCGATCCGATGGTCGCTGAAGACTACGAGCCGGCGCAAGTCTCTGACGCCGTGACGCCGGCACACACGATTCTTTTTGACTGGTAATTCCATGAGCAAACCCTACAACAAAGCCACCGCGATCACGAAGAGTGATACGGACAACTTCCCCACGAACGACGGCCCCTGCGATGCGATCTTTGTCGGCGGCGCCGGGATCGTGGTCGCCGTGTTCGAGAACGACACCACGGCGCAGTTTACGTGTGTCGCGGGTCAGCTCTTGCCGGTGCGCGCCAAGCGCGTGAACAGCACGACGACTACCGCCACGCTCATGGTCGCGCTCTACCGGGTCTAACTCGTGACCGTCCGAGACTACATCGCGTCGTCGCTGCGCCTCTTGGGCGTGCTCGCGCCTGCGGACACGTTCAGCGAGGCGACATACCCCGATACCGTGCAGTCGTTCTCCGACATGCTCGACGCCTGGAGCACGGAGCGGCTGACGATCTTCAGCCAGGGCCGCACCGAAAACGCGCTCGTGGCGGGGACGCAGCGCTACACCATCGGCGCCGCCGGCAACTGGAATCAGGCCCGGCCGCTCTGGATTGACGGCGCGGCGTTCCTGACCGTCGATGGCCTTGAAGTGCCGATCCGCGTCTTCACGCGCACGGAATGGCAGGCGATCAGCCTCAAGGATCTGTCCGGCCCCCAGCCGTTCGGGATCTTCTACGACCCGAACTATCCGCTGGGCGCGATGGACGTGTGGCCGGTCCCGACCGATCCGACCGTGCAGCTCGTGCTCTACGTGCCGAGCGCGCCGCTGACTAGCGTCTCGTCGCTGGACACGGTGATTACGGTGCCGCCGGGCTGGGCGAAGGCGATCCGCTACAACCTCGCCGTGGAGTTCGGCCCGCTCTATCCCGGCACCGTCAGTGACGATATCGCCGAGATCGCGCGCGTCGCCAAGGCCAACATCAAGCGGACAAACATCCTTCTGGATGAAATGACGCTCGATCCGTTCCTGACCAACCGTGGACGCCGCTGGAGCATCAAGGCCGGCGAGTTCGTCTAATGGTCTATCAGGGCTTTTGCGGCCCCTCCTACGTCTCACAGTCCAAAATCGCCAGCGACGATCGCTGCGTCAACTGGCTGCCCGAGAAAATCGAAAACCCTTACGGCAAGGCGTCGTATGCGCTCTATCCGGTCGCCGGGTATGAGACGTTCTGCGTGCTGCCTGAGTCGCCGTGGCGCGGCGGCTTCACGCTGAACGGGGACAGCTACGCCGTGGGCGGCGAGTCGCTGTATCGCCTCCCGATCGCGCTTGGTGGCACGCCGACGCTCCTGGCGACCGGCCTGCACAACCCCGACGACAGTCCGGTCTTCTTTGCCTCCAACGGCGATGCCGGGCTGCAACTCTTCATGACCAGCGGGTCGGTGGGCTACGTCTACGACTTCACGACCGGCACGCTCACGGTTGCGCTCGAGACGGCCACGCAATGCGCGTTCTTGGATGGGTTCTTCCTAGCGCTCAATCCCAACTTGTCGGAGCTGAACGTCTCCGGGCTCGAGAACGGCGCCGCGTCGGAGTGGGCGGCGATCGGCGTCGCGCGCCGCAACGATGCCGCTGACAAGTGGATCGCCATGGTGCGATGCCTGAAAGAGATTTGGCTGTTTGGCGCGCAGACGACCAGCGTGTATTACGAAGCGGGCCTGTCGCCGTTTCCGTTCGCGCCCAACCCGTCCGTGTTCATTCAGTACGGCATCACGGCGCCCCTGTCGGCGGCCGTGCTCGACAACGCCCCGATGTGGCTGGGCCAGAGCCTCGACGGCGGCGCGATGGTCTACCGCTCTGAAGGCTACACGCCTCGGCGCGTCTCCAATCACGCGCTGGAATATGCGATGTCTCAGTACGGCGCCTCGGCGCTCCTGACGGCTCGCGCCTTCGTCTACCAGATCAACGGCCACAGCCTCTACGTGTTGACGTTCCCCGGCATCGCGACGTGGGTCTATGACGCCTCTACGGGCTTCTGGCACGAAGAGGGCGAATGGAACGGTAACGATTACGTTGGCCTCCCGGTCTTCGGTCACATCTTCGCGAACGGCGTCCACCTGACCGGCGACACCACGTCAGGCAACGTCTACCGGATGAGCATGGACCTGTCCACGATGCCGGACGGGGCCGCCATGCGCCGCCTGCGCCGCGCGCCGCATCTCGCGCAAGAGCTCACGCGCGTCATTCACGACTCGTTTCAGCTTGATTTCGAGGCGGGCTTGGCGCTCGTGACGGGCCAGGGCTCGGATCCGCAATACATGCTGCGATGGTCGGACGACGGCGGGCAGACGTGGGGTAACGAAGTCTGGATGCCGGGCGGGCGGATTGGCGCCTACACGACGCGCGCGATCTGGCGCCGGCTGGGCATGGCCCGCGATCGGGTCTACGAGCTCGCGTTTAGCGATCCGGTCGCCTCGCGCCTGATCGGTGCGTATGTCAAGGTCCGCGGCGGCCCGTCCTAATGGCCACGCACGTCATTACCACGCGCGTCGATCCGATCAATTCCGGCACATGGTTGGCCCCCGCGGCGGCGTGGTCGCCTACGTCATGGAACGGCGACTCCGGCGCGTTCGCACAGTCCGGGTACGGCTCTGGTAACGCGCAATCGTATCTGGAAATCCTGGGCGGGCTGTACGACGACGGCACGATCCCTGGATCCGCGATTGTCGATCAGGTCGATATCGCGTTCGATTGGGCGATCACGGCCCCGGCCGGCAATAGCGGATTTGTCTTCGCGACCGGCGGCGCGGGCCAAGCCTGGAGCGGAAACGCGTCGGGATCGGCGACGGGTTCGATCGTGGCGCCGGATACGTGGGCGAACTATGTTGCGATCGGGGCGTTCTTAGAGTGGAGCGTCCTGTCGGACAGTGCCGCGCAGGCCGGCGGCAGCATGCGGATCGTCGTCACGAATTTCCAGCTCACGATCACGTATCACCTCGACTCACCGACGCTGACGAGCGTGTCCCCGGCGACAGGATCAACAGATGGCGGCGTAAGGGTCACGCTAACGGGCGTCGGCTTCACGGGCAAGACGAACGGCGATGTCCTGTTCGGCGGCCTCGCGGCGACCGTCGTCATTGTCGTCAACGATTCCACGATTACCTGCAACACGCCCGCCCATGCGGCAGGCGCGGTCGATGTGTCCGTGGCGGGGGTCGGGACACTCGCCGCTGGCTTCACGTATACCGCCGCGCCAAGCCTGGATACCGTCAAGCCCGCGCAAGGGCCGACAACGGGCGGCGTCACGGTCACGCTGGGCGGTCACGGCTTCACGGGCAAGACCGCCAGCCAGGTGACGTTTGGCGGCGTCGCCGTCTCCGATCTCGTGGTCGTCAGCGATACGGTCATGACGTGCGTACCCGCGCCGCATGCGGGCGGGCTCGTGGATGTGGCCGTCGTGGCATGCGGCACGCTAGAGGACGCCTATCGCTATCAGGCGTCCAATACGAACGCGCGCGCGGTCGTGACGGATACCGACGCGGCCAACCTGCCGCCGATCCCCGAGCCAATGCCCCCGGTAGATCCGAAGACCGGCAAGATCGAGGGGACGTGGCTGCGCTGGCTCGACGCCCTTAAGCGGCGCGTGGAGGCCGTGAAGGCGATCGACGCCAGCACGATCATTTCCGGGGTCTTCGCGCTCGCGCAGATTCCGACGATTCCATGGTCGAAGATCGATCCGACCGGTTCAAGCCTTGGCAACCTAACGATCCGCAACGCGGGCGACCTGACGATCGGCACGCTGCCGGCCGGTCGGATGCCGGCGCTGACCGGCGACGTAACCAGCCCGGTCGGATCCACGGCGACGACGCTGGCGACGGTCAACCCCAACGTGGGCACGTTCGGTGACTCCACGCATGTATCACGCGTGACCGTCAACGGTAAGGGGCTCGTCACGGCCGCGTCCAGCGTCGCGATTGCCTTGCCGTCTGGCTCGGCGCTCACGAAGACCGACGATACGAACGTCACGGCGACTTTGACGGGCACTCCGGCGTCGGCGCTCTTGGCGGCTGTCAATATCGCGCTCGGATGGACCGGACTGCTCGGCCTGGCGCGCGGCGGCACGAACGCGAACCTGTCGGCCACTGGCGGCGCGGGGCGCGTGCTCAAGCAGTCATCGGCGGGCGCGGCCGTCACCGTCGCGACGCTCGACGCGGCCGACGTGTCAGCCGGCGCGGCGCTGACGAAGGTCGATGACGCCAACGTAACGCTCACGCTCGGCGGCACGCCGGCCACGTCGCTCCTGAAGGCGGCATCGCTCACGCTGGGATGGACCGGACTGCTGGCGGATGCGCGGCTCTCGGCCAACGTGCCGCTCCTAAACGCCGCCAACATCTTTACAGCGGATCAGGAAACCCGCAAGGTGGATCCAGGCATCCGGCTGCAACTGTCCACGAATCCCAACACGGCCGGGACCGAGGGCTATGTGGCGGCGTTTGCCTTCGACGCCAGCGGTGCGAATCAGAAGATCGGGGCGCTGGCCTTTCAGTTTACCGACACGACACACGCAAGCGGCTACGCGAGTTGGAACATCCACTCGTCGTACATGGTCGCTGGCGTGCAGGCGGACGATATCTGGCTCGCGGGCTGGGGCAACCACGGCGCGGCGTTTTTCCCGCCGAGTCTCGCGGCTGGATCCGCCCCCGGCGCCGGCATCCTGAAAATCAACGGGGCATTGACGATTACGGGCGTGGCGACGGGCCAGAGCATGAGCATGATCCAGGACAGCAACGGCCTCAATACTGTTCTGTCGATCCGAAATCCGAACGCGGGCAACGCGGCCGGGACACGGTTTCAGATCGGCACCAATCTCGCGGCGTTCGCCTTCACGATCGACGTGTTTGGTACCGCGCACGCCACGAAACCCGGCGTCGCCGACTTTCTTAATCAGGCCAACGCCGATCTCAACATGGGCGGCTGGGGTGTTGCGGCCGTTACGATGGGCAACGCGGGTGTCCTAAAGTTCCCCGCCTACACGGCTACGACCTGGGCGGCCGGAGACAAATACCTTGTCGTGGACGCCGCCGGGAACGTCCACCGCAGCGCCATCGGCCCCGCCAGCTAAAAGGAAACCATGGCCCGCACACTCGACCAGATCGTTATTGAACAGCTCGGCGCGCTGATGTTGCAGTCGCTTCGACAGCAAACCGAGCTTGAAGACTTGCGTGAGCGGGTCAAGGCCGCAGACGCCATTGCGTCAACGCCAACATACCGGCCATAATAGCATAGGAAATCCCGCATGGCAGTCAATTTCGGTAACGTCGTGACGGATCCGGCCCAGCAGAAGCGGATCATGGGCCTCGCCGAAGGCATGGTTGCCGGCAACGAGGCGGGCGCGGGCGGGGCGATGGGCTATATGCCGGGATGGTCCCGCGATAAGGCATTGGAACAGGCCGCGTACAGCTTTTTCCCCGGCACGGGCGGCGGCGCGCAGGCGGCTCCCGCGCAGGGCAGCGTTTCGGGCACTCCGACGCCGGGTTTCTCGCTGGCAACGCCGAAGCCGGCGGCCTACGGCGCCTTCACCGCCCCCGATCCGGCGACGTTCGCCAAAGATCCCAGCTATCAGTTCACGCTGAGCGAGGAACAGCGGGCGCTGGAGCACTCAGCCGCCGCGCGTGGCAGCTATTTCACGCCAAACACCATGCAAGGCCTGACCGACCATGCCGCCGGCCGAGCCGGTCAGGAATACGGCAACGCTTACGATCGAGCACTTGGCGCCTACACCACGAACCGGGACACCCAGCGCGGCAACTTTGCCGACGAAATGACGGCGTTTGGCGGCGACCTGTCGGCGTTCGGAGCCACGACGGGCGCGGCCAACGCGGATCGGAATTTCTCACTCGCGAGTAGCGGGCAAGCGTTTGATCAGAAGCGCCTGACCGATCAGAGCATCTACGACCGCTCGCGCCAAACGCTCGCAGACCAACAGGCGCTCGATGATCGGAACTTTAGCCTAACGCAGCGTAATGCCGCGCTCGCGCAGCCCGCGCCGATGGGCTCCCTGCTTACGGCGTCGGCGCCCACGTTGCCGACGCCGGATCCGCGCCGCCGCCAGCTTAGCCCGTTGAAGTACTCCTAAGCCATGTCTGCTGGATTCGATAACTTTTCGGCGGCGGCTAGAGAGCGCGAACGGCGTCAGGGCATGAGGCTCAACAGCCCCGGCGATACGTCGCTGGCGCAGGCCGACTATCTCGGGCCTGGCTGGGATGCCTTCTACGGGTCGCTGCACGATCAATCCGAAGCCGCCGCCGCGCAGGGCAAAAACTTCCGCGTCGATTTCTCGGGGATGGCCGACAGCATGCCACAGAAACTCAGTCTTCAGCAGCCCTCGTCATGGGACGCCGATTCGGCGCGATCGATCGCCCTGAACGGCTATCTGGACAAGGACACGCAGCAATTTCGTCTCGGCCAATCGGCCGTGAAGGAAGCGCAGGCGCGCGCGCAGCTCGCCACGGATACCGCGTTCGGCGCGGAGAACGACCGTCAGGCGTTGGATTACGCGTTCCAGCCGGGCACCGGCCGCGATCCAATGGCGGCGCTCCCTGGGCGTCTCCAGCCCGCGCTACAGGAACAGCAGCGCGCCGCCGGCCTCGCCGAGCGCGGCATGGCGCTCAATGAGGGTAAGCAGAAAGAGATCGAGCGCGCGAACCGTGCGGACGAATCGCTGGCGGGATCGTCGGTTATGTCGCCGGCCGCCGTCGAAGACAACGCGCGCCTCTACCTCCAGACGGGCCAAATGCCCACGCTGGGCATGAAAGACCCCGGCAACCGTCAGCGCATTCTGAACCGGGCCGCAGAACTGAGCGGCGGCCAGGGGAATCTCGCGGGGAATCGCGCCGACTACAAGGCCGACGCGGGATCGCTCGCCAAGCTCCAGACATCGCGCGATGCGATCGGCGCGTTCGAGTCCACGGCCGGCAAGAACATTGACATTTTCTTGAACGCCGCCGGCAAGGTCGTGGACACGGGATCGCCGATGGCGAACACGGTTGCGCGGCTTGTCTCCGGCAAGATGCTGGGATCGCCCGATCAGGCGGCCTTTGACGCGGCGCGCCAGGTCGCGATCAATGAGATCGCCAAGATCACGAGCAATCCTAACCTGTCGGGCACGCTCTCTGACTCGGCCCGTCACGAGGTTGAAGCCTTCAACCCGCGCGAGGCGACGTTGGCGCAGACGGTCGCCGTCATGCGGCTGCTGAAACAGGACATGGGCAACCGGATCGGCTCGCTGGATACCGCGCTCGCGGATATCCGGGGCCGAATTGCGGCACCGGGCGCCAAAGCGGGCGCGGCGGCTCCGGCCGGCGCTGGCGCGAATGCGCCGCGACAAATCGGTAAGTACTCGGTGGTGATCCACTAATGCCGCAGTACACAGTGCAGGCGCCGGATGGCCGCGCGGTCACGCTGACGGGCGACGCGCCGCCAAATGAAACCGATCTGGATGAGATTTTCTCCAAGATTGGCGCGTCCGCGCGCAAGCCTGCCAGCGCCGAAGACTTTATGACGCCAGAAGCGACGCCCAAGGGCTCAGCGCTGGGCCGGTTCGCGTCAAACGTCGGCGAGATGCTGAACCCTGTCACGATGATCAAGGGGTTGGGCTCGGCCATCGCGCATCCGATCGATACCGCCAGCGCGCTCGTGGGCGCACAGGTTGATCAGGGCCGGAAGGCTATCAGTCTCGCCAAAGAGGGGCGCTATTCGGAAGCGGCCGGACATGGCACGGCGGCGCTGTTGCCGCTACTTGGTCCTGCGGCGGCCGAAGCCGGCGAGCAGATCGGGACCGGGGACGTAGCTGGCGGGCTCGGTAAGGGCGTTGGACTCCTGGCGCCGATCGCCGTTGGGGCCGTGGCGCCAAAGGCCGTGACGGCCTCCAGGGGCATCAAAAGCGGCGGCCAGGCGGCGGCCGATGCCGTCGCGCTTGCAGAACGCTCAGGCGTGCCCCTGGACGCCGCCACAGCGAGCGGTAATCGATTCGTGCGCGCTGGGCAGCACATGGCCGATCGGTCGCTTGGCGGGTCGCTGGTGGCCGAGAAAGCGGCGCAGGCGCAAGGCGACGCCATGGCGACCCTTGGAGAGCAGTTAGCCGCCAAGGGCTATAAGTTGCCGCAGTCAGCCGAACAGGCCGGGGAATCGGCCTCAGCGGGCGTGCTGACACAGGTACGCGGTAATGCCGATCTCGCGAACGACGCGTATGGCCTGATTCGCAAGGCGGAAGCCGATCCGGCGCATGCGCGCGTAGTGCCGACTGCCGGCGGCGGATCCGAGCTGATGCCGCTACCCGTCGATCTTCGGGAGGCAAAAACATCACTGCGGCCGGTCTTTGAGGAACTGGATCGCCAGCGGGGACTGACGCCGTTCATGGCCGAAAGCGGCAAGGCGAAAGCGTTTGACGCGCTCGATCGACTCATGAAGGCGCCCGATCACGCGCCGTTGTCAGTAGTGGATGCCGCGCTCGGCGAGCTCAAAGCGTTCACGCGTGCGGGCCGGGCCGGTGAGGTTCCCGAGCTCGCGACGGCCGGCCAGGGCAAAATCAAACTAGCGGTCGCGCAACTGGATTATGCCGTCAATCGCACGGCGGCGAGCGCCGGTAAGGACGTGCAGGCTGCGCTGCGTGAAGGGCGCACCGCCACGATCGCGAAATACGAAGCGGCTGACGTGCTCGAGGGGCTGAGCGCCGAGCCGGTCAAGACGTTCAGGGCGCTGACGGCGCCCGGCGACAGCGCGATCGAAAAGTTGCGCGCGGTGGCCGTGCAGGCTCCGGACGCCATCCCACAGATCGGCCGCGCCAAGCTTGACGCCCTCGTGGAGCTGGCGCCTGATAAGCGCTTTGCCGAGTGGCAGAAGCTTGGCCCGGCCACGAAACATGCGCTCTATCAGGACGCCAGTTACGTCAAAGATTTGGATAGCTTTTTCCGGCTGTCAAAGATGATGGCCACGAATCCCAACCCGAGCGGGACCGCGCACACGCTGGCGAGCTACGGACAGGTCGGCGTGACCGTGGCGGCGCCGTGGATTGGCGTCCCGGTCCAGATTGGCGCGGCGGCTGTCTCGAAGTTACTGCATTCACAGGCGGGCGTGCGACTCCTAACGAAGGGCCTCACGATTCCGGTTGGTAATAAAGCGGCCGGCGCGGCGTGGCTGGCGGATCTGACGGCGGCTACCAGCCCCAGCGGATCCCGAACGCCAGATCCAGCGTCAGCGCGATAACGGTCACGGTGACAACGACCATAAACGTCACGCCGAGCACGATCCGGTAGCAAGTCCACCAGAGATCGAAGGCGCGCGCCGGCCATTCAAGTAAGACACGCCGCGCGTTCATTCGATTCATATACAGACGAGTATAACCCATGTCGCAAGGCTTCCCGATTCCGCTCCCCCAGCGTTTGTTTGACGCCAATGGCGTTCCCGCAAACAACTGGCAGATTGAGACTTACGTGGCGGGCCTCGCCACGCCGCTGGCGACGTATTCAGACGCCGGGCTGTCGTCGCTCAACCTGAACCCGATCCGCACCGACGCCAACGGCTATTTCCGGATGTTCGTCGCCGAGGCCGTCTTGGTGAAAATCATCGTCAGGGATGAAGCCGGCGTGCTTCAGTTCACCCTGGACGGCTTGGAGCCGATGCCAGATACCGGGACATCGCCGGGCTCAGTGACGGCCGTTCCCGTGGGCGGGGTCATCGCCTACAGCGCGGCGGCGGCGCCTACGGGTTTCTTGCTCTGTGATGGCTCGCTTGTCTCGCGCGGCACCTATGCGGCCCTGTTCGCGGTCGTTGGGACGACGTTCGGCGCCGGCGACGGCTCCACGACGTTCGCGCTGCCCGATCTGCGCGGGCGGTTTCCGCTCGGTAAGGCTGCGTCCGGCACGGGCAGCACGCTCGGCGGCTCCGGCGGCGCGATCGATCACGTCCACACCGGCCCGAGCCACACGCACGGCGTCACGGTCACGCGCGACGGCTGGGGCGCCACAAAGAACACGCCATCTACCACGGGCCGCCTGAACACTGGCGACGCAACCGGCGCGGCGGAATTCGCCTCGTCGTACCAGCCCACGGCCGATCTGGCGGTCACGAGCGCCGCGGGCGGCACGGGCAACACGGGCACGGCCAACGCGCCATTCATGACCCTTGTTTTCATCATCAAGACTTGACGCACGCGTCAATTTGACGCGATTTTAGTCAGTGTGCGTATGCCGCTCATGCGCGAGCCATATCAGCACAGTTGACGCAAACGCAAAATAGATGACACGAACGCCAACGACACAGGGTATATTGGCGTTGAAGTCAAACGAGTAGACAGCATGCAACTTCCCATCGAAATCACGGATATCACCCTCGGCGAGGTCTATCGGGCCATCGTGGCGCAGGCCAGCGACGTGGCCGAGATCAAATCCGACGTGAAACAGCAGACAGGCACGGTTGCGGACCTGAAAACCCGCGTGACGGTGCTGGAGGATCGCGGCACGCAGGCCAAGGACAACCAGGCGCGCTATGCGGGCTGGTTCGGCGTCGCTGGCACGGTCGGGACATGGGTTTATCAGCTCTATACCCACAAGCCATGAGCACCCTGTATCGCCGCGAAATCGAGATCGCCGCCAAGGCCGCCGGGCTCGATCCGGACGCGCAAGAGGCCGTGGTAATGCAGGAGTCGTCTGGCCGTGCGGACGCCTTCCGCGTAGAGCCGGCGTTCTATCAGCGCTACCTGGCCGGCGATCCGTTTTACGCCTCATTCGAGAACCCGCGCCGCGTGGGCAGCTCCTACGGGCTCATGCAGATCATGTATTCCACGGCGCGTCAATACGGGTTCCGTGGCGCCCCCGAGGAACTGTTCGGTATCGAAGTGAATTTGCGTCTTGGCGCCAAGATCCTGGCGTCGCTGCTCCACACGAACGGCGGGCGCCTCGCCGACGCGCTGGCGGCCTACAACGGCGGCCCTGGCGGCGTGGGTAGGCCGGTCCCGATGGCCTACGCCAAGAGCGTCCTGGCGCGCATGGACAAGATCAAGGCGGCCGGCGCGTTCGTGGACGCGCTGTCCAAATCTGACGTGGGCGCCGACGTGCCCGGCGGCGGTGCGGCATGAAGCTGGGCGGCGACGGACAGAAGATGCAACTTGGCGGCGTGGCTGAGCCAACGGGCGGCACGATGCGAGAGCTCTTCACGCCGGCCCCGCGCCCTGACGTGATCGCCGAAGACGGCACCGAATACGAGACGGTGTGGTATCCGCACGCCGCCGCGGCGAGCCTCTTGCCCGATGGCGGCCCGAGTCGGCAATCCACGCTCGTGACTCGCGGGACCGTCCGCATTATCCCCACGGATCACAACAAGAAAGATCGCTGGAGTTGGCTCGGATGAGGACGAGATATTTGGACGGCTCGCGCTTTGCCCCGCGCTTCTGGTCGTGGCTTGTAGCGCTCGTGCTCGGCATGCTGCTTGGCCTCTGGCTGGCCGGCGGCGATCGTGACCCATCGGCCGCTGAACTGCGGCCCCACGCGCTCCAGGGCGTCGAAAGGTAAACGATGGCTGATTCGTGGACAGACGTAGCCCCACACCCCCGCGGCGGATTCGTGCGCGCGGTGTCGGAGCCCGGCGCCGTGCGGATCGAATGGAACGGCGTCTTGCAGTGGCGCATGAAGGTCGAGACTGATTTTCTCCGCTACCTGCGCGTCGTGGTGTCGCCGAGCGGGACCATGGCCGCGATTGGGCAGAGCGGCGAAGGTTTCGCGCTTCTGGTGATGGCGCAGAGCGTCATGAACATCGGATTGACGCTAGGCATGTTCCCCGTCGCGCTCCGCTACGAGGGCGAGACGCTGCATACCTACCGCTGTGGCCCTGAAGACTTCGTGCCGCTCTACCTCGATGGCGTCGAGATCTTGAAGATGCACGCGGTGGAGGGGATCCGTGACGTGCTGGCTGACGGCACGATCATCCACGGCCAGCAGACGGCGGCCGGCGTGTTCGATGGTCACAACTTCGGCCAGTACACACGGAAAGACGGTTGGATCGTCGGTCAGTCCGGATTCTCCATCGCGTGCCTCCACGAGGCCACGCACCAATTCTTTACCGCGCGCCGCGGGTCTATGGCTGAGGGCGTCCATTTCGCGACGCAGGGATCAACCATCGCGGTTGTCGCCTTCACCGAGGCCGGCTCCTTTTTCCAGACGTTCACGCCGCCGTATCCGGTGGACGTGGTAGCGCCGCCGATTCCGCCCCCTCCCCCTCCAGACGATGAGGTTGACATGAGCTTCGATCCGAAAATGCCCAATCGGCTTGACGTAGTGGCACAGGTGAAGGCCGCGCACCCTGCGGAATGGGACGCCCGCGAGGACTTGCGCTTCATCAAGCGGCTGGCCTGGACGCTCCATCAGATCGACTCGCGCTTCGGGTTGCTGGGCAAGCGGCAGACCGATGTCATCGCGGCCGACACAATTACCTTTCTCAATCCGACCGTCGATCCGCAGTTGGCGCCGGAGTTGAGCTGTGAGGCCGCCGACGTGATTGGCGCCTCGCATACCGCCAACGCGCAGCCAGCATGGAACCCGATCACGGTGCCCGTGCGCGAGGGCGGCGCCGGCGCGAAGTGGATCAAGCCGCAGCCGGTTGGCAATGAGTTTCCGCCCCCGCCCGTGGACGACGAAGACGAAGACGATCCGCCGCCTGTGGACTTGGCGCCCATCCTGGCGCGGCTCTTGGCGGCCGAGGCGAAGATTACCGAGCTCCAGCGCGCCGAGGCGGATCTGCTCGATCAGGTGCATCAGCTCGACGGAACGACCGTCAAGGTGGGCCAGCCGATCGATCCGGTTGCAGTCGGCGCGGCGGTCGCTGCAGCGCTCGACGGCTACGAGGTCAACGGCAAAACGTCAAACACGTTCGGCCATCAGCACGTCGTCAAGCTCAACATCACGAGGCGCAAGTGATTGCCGCGTTCGTGGCGGGCCTGTTCGTAGGGATCTTGATTACTGGCTTGGCGCTGTTTATCGGCGCCACGCTGGCGGCTCTTGGCCGTGACGATGGGGCGATCCGGCCATGACCGTGATTGCCGCGATCGATGAACACTTCCCGCTCGGCACCACAACGGGCAACCATCGTGACGCCGGGCGCTCAATGACGCTGACCGAGCCGTTCCGGTTTGTCGATGGCCCGCTTGTGGTCGATGTCCCGGTCGGCTTTACGACGGATTACAACTCGGTCCCTCGCGGGCTCTGGAATTTCTTCCCGCCGTGGGAATACCCCGAAGCCGGCGTCGTTCACGATTTCCTCTATCGGTCGCCGGGCACGCTGACGCGCGGCCAGGTCGATGACATTCACGGCCGGATCATGGAGATCGAGGGCGCGGGCTTCTGGCTGCGCCGCGGCGCGCGCATGGGCCTGCGGCTCGGCGGCTGGAGTCCTTGGTCCAAGTACCGCGATGCCGAGCGAGTCAAGGGCGTCGCCGGACCAAAGGATGCTGCCTAATGGCCGATTTCTCGCCGGCCGCCACGTTCAAGGCCGTCCACGCCACGCTCAATGACGCCTTCGCGGCGATCCCTGACGGCCGCAACCATGCCGTGCTAGTGGATGCGACCGCGAGTCAGGCCGATGGCGTCGCTGCCCGCGTGCTCTATGTGCAGCGCGCGCCGAAGGGCTGGAACATCGTCCTGCAAGTCGGCTACGACGCAGAGCACGGCCTGTCGTCGGGTGTTGGGACTTTTAAGTCATGGTAATCGGGGGTTGGCCAATGAAATTCCGAACTGTCTGCCTTTGCGCTCTTCTGTTGGCGATTTGCAACACGGCGCATGCCGCTGACTGGACCGCCATCGCGAAAAAGGCCAACGAGTCCATCGTCTACATCGAAAGCGCGTCCGGCTCGTGTACCGGGTTCGTGATCAACAGCGACGCCAAGGGCGGCAAAGACTACATCCAGACGGCCGCGCACTGCGTGGGCGCGGATATCTTCGCGGATTCCGCCGTCGCGCGCGTGATCTGGAAAGACACCAAGCACGATCTGGCGATTCTCGAGGTTGAGGACACCGGCCGCCCGGCGCTCCGGCTCGCGAAAAGCAACCCGCAGATCGGCGAAGAGGTTGCCAGTTACGGCTACGGCATGGCGCTGGCCCGGCCGATGTTCCGCACGGCGCACGTCAGCGACGACGCGAGCGAGCTCCCCGAGATCGAGGGCGGGCCGTTCGTGATGATCGATGCGGCCTACGTCGGCGGGCAGTCGGGCGGGCCGTGCATCAACGCGGCCGGCGAAGTCGTCTCGATTGTGCAGCGCGCGTCGGGGCTGGTTGGCGTCGGCGTCGGCGCTGAGCGCCTCGCGTCCAGGGCCGGGCGCTACTACGAAAAGGCGGTCAAGCCTTGAGCGGCAAGCGGATCGTATTCCTTCGGCCCGATGGCATCGCGCAGATCATGGGGACCGATGAGTCGTTCGAGACGCTACCCGTCACGGCTGAGAACTTCGTTGCCGGCGGGCGACTCGTGCCGTTCGCGAGCCTGTATCGCGTGACGCCGCGGGCGGCTTGGTACAAAGAGCCCATCGCGCCGGGATCGCGGACTCTTCACGAGGCGCAGCGGTGATCGACTTCGAGGCGATGTATCTCGCGTTCCTGCGGCGCGGCGGCTTCTTTCAGCCGTGCGTGAGCGAGGACGCAGAGCGCTACGCGAGACAGAAAGACACACGGCCGATTATCGATGTCAAGACGGAATGCCCGCACGGCAAAACGGCCCTGACGTGCCCGACGTGCTATCAGTCGGGATTTGAGCGAGGTAACGCGGTTTGAGCCAATACGCCAAGGGCAAGGGGCCAACGTGCCTCGAATGCCACAAGAACGAAGTCCGCACGCGCGGCGCGGCGACGTGCGCGCAGTGCAGCCGGACGCCTGGCTGGCACCTACCCAAGGACGCGCCAGCGCCGCAACTGGTCAAGGCCGATCAGGACCGCATCCGGCACGCTGGCGCCATCGATTCGCTTAAGAAGCGGTATGCCGCCGCCCTGCATACGATCGCTCAGCAGGAAACAGCCCTGTCCGCGCTCGGCGCGCTCGGCGACCGGATCGACACCTTCAAGATCGAGCCCAAGTTACCCAGCAAGACCGCCGAAGGCACCGTCGTGCTTGTCGGCTCCGACTGGCACATCGAAGAGAACGTCGGCGCCGAAGTGGGCGGCCTGAACCGCTACAACCTGGCCATCGCCAAGCGCCGCGCCACGCAGTTCTTTCAGTCCGGACTCCGGCTGACGACCCTGCTCCAGAAGGACATCCAGATCGGCACGATGGTGCTCGCGCTGCTGGGCGACTTCATCTCCAACGACATTCACGAAGAATTTCCCGAGGTCAACGAGCAGACGCCAATGCACGCGATCGTCACGGCGCAAGGCTTCATCGCGTCGGGGATTCAATTCCTGCTGGACAATTCCAAGCTTGACCTGTTGATCCCGTGCCACTCCGGCAACCACGGCCGGACGACGCGAACGACGCGATTTGGAACCGAAAACGGTCACTCGCTCGAGTTCCTGATGTACTCGCACCTGGCGGCCTACTTCCGCCATGAGCCGCGCGTGCGCTTCCTGATCCCCGAGGGGATGCACAGCTACGTGCAGGTTTACGACTCACTGATCCGGTTCCAGCACGGGCACGCCATCAAATACGGCGGGGGCGTCGGCGGGATCTACATTCCCGTTAATAAAGCGATTAGCCAGTGGAATAAGGGCCGCCGGGCCGATCTCGACGTGTTCGGGCACTTTCACCAGATGCGCGACGGCGGCAACTTCGTGTGTAACGGCTCGCTGATCGGTTACAGTTCGTTCGCGCTGAGCATCAAGGCCGACTACGAGCCGCCAAAGCAAGCGCTTTTCCTGATGGACAAAAAGCGCGGCCGGACAGCAACCTGGCCCGTTCTTTTTGACGACGCAGCGCCGGTTACTGCGCGAAAGGCCGCGTAGCTTGGAGTCGGCCTTGGCGTGGATCGGGCAACTCGCGGAGTGGGTTAGCCGTTTCATTCCTCGCTGGTTCGTGCTGGACGTGCGCGTCGGCGGCGTCAAGTACGTGCGCGGCTCGCGCGTCGTCAAGCTGGGGCCAGGGATTCACTGGTATTGGCCGCTGGTCACGACCTACGACACCTACCCCACGGTGCGCCAGACCGACAATCTAGCCTCACAGACCATTGAGACGCGCGACGGCTACACGATCACGGTTGGCGGCATGCTCGTTTACGAAGTGATCGACGTAGAACGATTGCTCACGACCGTGCATCACGCGATGCGGGCCGTGCAAGATATCGCCCTGACGGCGATCCACGACGTGTGCGCCAACATGGCATGGGCCGAGCTCTGCGACGAACATCGCCGCGGCACGCTCGATACCAAGCTCCGCAACGCCGCACAAAAACAGCTCGCCGAGTACGGTGTCAGGGTGCTTAAGTGCATGCTCACGGACCTGGCGAAGACGCGCGTTTACCGCCTCATTCAGTCAAACCAGCAGGATAACTCTTGAACGATAAATCGGCTCAACCATGCGGCTGCGATCCGGGTTGCGGGCCATTGGGCCATCTTTGCGAGCGCCACACCAAAGAATTAGAGCACAACCTGCGCGCCAGATTCACGCGCCTGGAGCCGGAGAGCCTTACGGCAGTCGGGATCGGCGGGGCGCCGACGCGAGCCACGACGCTCCCGAAGGACGCCGCCGGCCGCAAGCAGTTCCCGATGGCCACGGGCCTGCTGTTCTACTTCCCTGACGCGCTCGCCGCGGTCGCCAATCTGTCGTATCGCGGGAACCAGCAGCACAACCCCGGCAAGCCGCTGCATTGGGATCGGTCGAAGTCTACCGACGAAGCCGACACGCTAATCCGTCACCTGGCCGAAAGCGGCACGATCGACACCGATGGCGTCAGGCACTCAACCAAAGTCGCGTGGCGCGCGCTCGCGCTACTCCAGAAAGAATTAGAGGCAGACCGCACATGAGGCCGTACCTGATCGTGTGGGCGCGCGCGTTCTTGATCGTCGCGATCACCGCTACAAACGTGGTGAACATCTCGCGCGGTCACTACGGCCTCGCTTTCGTCTCGGGCGGCGCGTTGTCGGCGATCTGGTGGGGCAATAGCCGCACGGCGGCGCGCTCGGAGCTGCCCGGCGCGTGGGCTGCCTACGCCTTCGGTGCGGCCTGCGGCACGGCCGCCGGCATGTGGCTCGGACGGTTACTTCAGTAACGGAGACAGCATTGAAAACCAAGACGATCGGCTATTTCCCCACGATCGAAGGCAAGCCGGCCCGCATGCACGACATGGGTCAAATCTGCTACGCCGCGGACAGTTTTCCCGTGAAGCTGGAACCGAGCCGCCGCACCGTCACTCGGCAGATCGCGAAGTCGCTGGCGTTTCGCCGGTCGCTTGGCTGGACGGACACCACGAACCGCTACGGCATCGCGCGCGTCGCGGCCTGAAATTGCAAATGGCACTCGAAGGCACTACAGGCCCGACTTTCGCCGCCCCTATCCGCCCCTGAGCGGATCGCGTTTCTTGGAAATGTTAGGAAAACGGCCTGCTTGTGGTGTTTTTTAGGCTCAAGGCGTCGGCTTCGGAGGCCAACGCTCTATCCAACTGAGCTACGGGCGC